TATATATAGAAGAGATAACACCAATGTTTTAATAAAAGCAAATTCTGTTACCACGTCTTGCTTTAATGACGCTGAGTCTTACTCATTAGTTTGAACTGTGTACTATCCTACGCTCACAAACAAGTGTGCAAAGTCTGCCATAGTAGCAATCTTTGCATCTTGTCCGCGGAGAACTGTCAACCAGACCTTATCACCGTCCGGTTGTAACTCAACAGTATACTCTGTATCCAAAGTCATGCCCAAGTTATAGGAAGAATCCCATACTTTACCAAGATAGACTGTACCGTCTATCTCAACTTGGCATACTCTGAACTGAGTACCGTTGATGTTCTCCTTTGCCTTTGCAGACACGGAGCGCAGAATACCAGTTACCTTAGTATTCTCCATAAATTAAACAATAAATTAAAGGGTAAGTAATACGGGTTTATGTTATCTCTATATATATAGTAATAAAGACCGAAGTATATATTGATAACAAAGACCCTTTAACAGTAAGAAGCTGTAAGAGAAGGCTGCCGCAGGCATGTAAGAAAAAAACAAGATTTTTCATCTTGTCTTTTTATTATATATACTATATATAAGTAACATCACGCAACACGTAGTCAGTGGCTTATATATAATAATATCCATAACAGTTTAAAGCTGTAAGAAAAAAGCTGCCGTAGGCTGAGAAAAAAGAACAAAGGTTATTCACCTCTGTTCATTGCATTTTCAACTTGATTTACTTCTAGCTCAATGCGTATAAGTTTTAGAACTTCTAATGATAGTTTTCCTGCAAGGTCTAAACCTGAGATACTATTAGTTAATGTTCCTTTCTCAGTAATAGTAGCAACTATTCCTTGAGGACATTTAACTTTAATATCTGATGGTTGTTTGCCTTGAGCAACTTCTAACATTAGAGTTCTTAACTCATATTCATTTAGCACATATCTACCAACACGGTATTTAGGTGCTTTAACTTTTGTTATATTCATAATAAATAGTTTAAATTAATAACAGTTATAAGCTGTATAAGTAAAAGAAAACAAGGGAACTATTCCCCTGTTATCTTTTTACCTGTTAACTTCTCAACTAAATCAAACTTCCATTTGATTTGTTCAAGAAGCTTTTGTGTAGAATCTTCTACAACAACAGTCTGAGTATCTTTGTAGATACTACAGTTGATACAGTCTTCATTCCTGAATACTGCAACTTCTACACATTTAAGTGCAGAAGCTTTGTCTTCAAACTTCATTGTTTGAACACTTCCTCTATTGAAGTGTAATATAACATTCCACATAGTTATTCATCATTAAGTAAAGAGGCAGAACCTCCTAAGGTTAATAACAAGATAGCAATGAGGATTGTCATTGGTTCATTTCTACATGAGCCAATAGCAAAACATACTCCTGATAGGAATGTACCTGCATAAATGCAAGCATACTTAAAAGTGATTTGTGTTTTCATAACATAAAAGTTTTAAATTAATAATAGTAAAAAGCTGTATTAAACAAAAAAAGGAATACTCCGAAGAGTACTCCTTTGATATGCTAGATTCCTTATGCAGGAATCTTAGCAAACAGATGCGCAACATCTGCAAGCGTAGCAATCTTGGCGGAACCGCCAGTGAGAACTGTTAACCAAACATCTTCTCCGTCTTGTTGGATTTCACATTGGTAATCATTACCAAGTGTAACTCCATTTTGGAATGACGTCTCCCAAATTTTGGCAAGATAGTCAACTCCATCAAGAGTTACAACACAAGAACGGAACAATGTTCCATTAACATTTTCTTTCACTTTGCTGCTTACAGATTTAAGCACTACTGTTGTTTTAATTGGTTCGCTCATAATACATAGTTTTAATGAGATGAATAAATAAAAATATCCATAGTAGATGGAAGTTGTACAAGTAAAGCTGCCGAAGGCTTTATAAAAAAAAGAGGATTACTCCTCTTCTTTAAGTAAAGAACTAAAATCTTCTTTTGTTGCTTCTTTAGCAATCATATATTCAAGCATGTTTCTTAACTTTCTGAGTTGGATTATAGAATCATTTTCTGATTCAGTTAAGCCATCTCTAAAGTAACGAGCATCAGCATTGATATAATTGATTTGGCTGTTAATAAGATTTACAACATTGATTAAGGTATTATTATCCATGATAGTTAGTTTTATAATTAGCATCAGTATGAAGCTGTATCTATAAAAAGAAATACTCTAGGTTTTATCCTAGAGTATGTCTCAATATTGGCAACATATATATAGCATCTATTAAGATACATGATATAATAGCAAAGCACCAATCTCCCTTGGAGCCTTTGAAATTAGATAAGATACAGATAGTTATCATATAGTATAGTTTAATATTCCACATCAGTGTCAAGCTGTAGCTTTTTTCCCTGCAGAAAAATCTTTGTGATTTTTTCTCAGGTGTTGCCACCTTGCTCCAAGAAAGCATAGGGGGTACCCACCCAGCGGCACAACCCGGGGGGTGTTTGGTAGGATGGTCACCACATGCTCTTACATACTAAAAACCCATATTCCGTTGTCCAGTTTTTTGTCCCATAAACTTGACAAATATGGGACAAACAGACTGGGTAAATTGCCCGGGGGGGTTGGTTATATGCTTCTACATATACCGGCTTACCTTATCCTACTAGATAGGTACAGTGCCATTGCTTTTGCATATAGTTTCTTGTCACAAATTTCTTATATATTTGTTACAGATTGTGTCTCAAATATCTACTAAATTTGCGACATACTTTACATATTATGTAACTTATACTTTACAAAATAGAATGTCACAATTCTTTGTATATTTGTGACATAATTTGTATATTAGTATATGAAGAAGTTTGACATGGGTAAGTACATACTCTTAGTAGGTAATGATGCCACTGAGATCTTTGACTATTATAAAGTTCCAGAAATGCATGGTCTTAACCGTGCAGATGCTCAAGCAGAAGAAGTAGATAAGACTGTTGGTAATGGTGTTTACATATATGGATTAACTAACTATGATCCTGCAGATAAAAAGTTAACTGCCAAAGCTCCTTACAAACCATTCTTGTTTTTAAACATGGGTACCTTTAAAAAGTATAATGTTACAGAGAAAGCTACAGCTATTATGCATGAGACAATGCACATGAGTATCTTACTTAATAACTGGAAGATCACTGATAAGGAAGAAGAAGTAATTACTTTTGCTGAAGATGAAGCAAACAAGATCATAGAAAAACTAAAGACTACTAAGGTAGAATCCCCAAAGAAAAGTTTCTTCACTAGAAAATAATATGACACCTATACTTAATGTTATATCTATAGAAGAAGAACTAGCTTTATTAGAGTCTCTGGCAAAAGCTGAAAAAGATAGTAAGGTATCTAATGATAGAACTCTAGTAAGATATGGTAACTCTATATATGGTAATGAGAAGCTAGATCCTATACCCGGGTATCTACTAGATCTGTGTCATAGGTTGATAGATCAAAAGATACTAGATGCTCTCCCGGAAGATGTCACTGTCAATACTTACTACCCCGGAAATAAAATGGTAGCTCATATAGATAGAGTAGATGCCGGACCTGTAATAACTGTGTTGAGTTTGTTATCAGATGCAAAACTTATTTTAACATACGGAACAAAAAGAGAAGTTATAACTTTACCTTCAAGGTCTGTTATACAACTTAAGGGTATATACAGAACACACTGGAAACACAGTATAGAAAGATTAGAACATAAAAGAATATCAATAGTATTTAGACAACTAGGCAAAACCAACTAATATGGCACATATAGAACACAACTTCTTTCCTCTTAAGGTATTTGTAAGAAATGAGTACATGTACCAACATAAGAAAGGTCATGGAGAATTAACCCCGGGGGTAATTATATCAGTAAGATGTATGCCGGGGCAAGCAGCATTGTTCCAAGTACTCTTAGAGAACGGTGTACTCCGAGATAAACTTCCGAGTCATGCGTTACTACATGAACCTAAGATGCCGGAACCAGATCTACCTTTCCACTATTTACAGATATGGAATTGTTTCTCATATAACTTTACTCTCCTTCATCTATCTTATCTGTATGATACTAGAGTAGAAGTGTACATGAAAGACCATAAGTTCTACCCGGGTAGTTATTACGGAACTATTAACTGGGGGTCAGGAGATCTGAATACAGACTTATCATTAGCAGAAGATCCACTAGAGCATAAGAGTCACCATATCATTTTACTTGATAACGGACAGATAGCTCTACAACCAAACAATAGAATCAAATGGTCTGAGCCTAGCTTTGTAACTAAACCATTCCCAGAGAAACCTGACTATATGGTAAACAAAGACTACTATAACTGTGAGGGATTTGAGAAGTGGCAAACAGAAGATTCAGAAAGAATGTTCTATGATAATGAATAATTTCAGGGTATAGCCTGACGCTAGGTACCCCCAGTATCAGGTTATAACCTTACATAATGTCCGTTAAAATGCACATTATAATGTGTTTTTGCTCCTTATGACGGACATTATGCACATTATATTATGTCAGAATCACATTATATTGTATATTTGCTATGAACCCCCCTGTGTTGAGATAGACATAGGCCCAAGTACCAGGTAAGCATACCGTAAGATCTGCTCACTAGATCTGGTCTTCTTGTTATTGGGAAATTGATCCTGATTCTTTGGTGCAAGACGTTGCCTCTCTGAACAGACTTATAACCACTAACACCCCCTAGAAAGTTTCTCTGATCAAGAATTACTGCTAGGGGTTTTTTTTGTCACAATTTTTTGTATATTTGTAACAGTCCAAACGAGGACAAGAGTTTATTTAGCGCATGAAACCCTGGTAACCAGCCGGGGTTTTTTTATTGGTAAAAATTTTGTATATTATATTATCTAAATTTATAACCATGGCAAAGATTAAAGAAGGTATTACTAAGTTAACTGCAACAAAGGTTTCAAGACCTGGCATCCACTCTAAATCTAAAACAAGCAAGTTGAAGAAGAGTAAAAATTATAAAAAAAGTTACCGTTCTCAAGGTAGATAAAATATTTTTTATATATTTGTTGTATTCATAGTAAAAGTTTAAAGGTTAAAAACTAGAAAAGTCCGGAGTTGAAAGCCCGGGCTTTTTTATTTAAAAATATTTTTTTATATTTGTACAAACCAACAGTCATGACATTCTATAGAAAGAAACCAGTTGTTATTCAGGCAGTCCAGTGGACAGGTGAAAACAATATAGAGATCTTAAACTTTTGTAGTACTTGTTATATAACATCAAGTGGCAAATCAAAAGATCTTATAGTATCTACTCTAGAAGGAGACATGTCAGCATCAGTAGGAGATTTTATCATCAAAGGAGTTAAAGGCGAGTTCTACCCATGCCGAGAAGATATCTTTGATCTTACATACGAGACTGTGATATGACAACTCAACAGTTGAAAATATGGAACAAAATAACAACAGAATCTAAAACTAATTTAGAAGCAAGAATTAAATTTGATAAATATATGGAACAAGAAGTAGCATTTAAAGAAACAAGAATCCCACATTTTGGGGAACTAATTGCAGGAATAGATCCGGAGAATCTAGACAAAGATGAAGATGTACGTAAAGTAAAAGAACTAGCTGCAGAAATGGCTGAGATTCTGAAACGTAGATATACCGAAGATACTAAAAGTGCACCAAAGAGTTTGTTATTTGATCATGCAGTGGGCGAGATAGTCAATGCACAAATGGCAGTAGTGAAAGTAATAACAATGTAATTTTAAAAAAATGAGTAAGCAATTCAAAAGTTTAAGAGGAAGAACTATCCTATTGGATATTCCTAAAAGAAAAGAGTCATCAATCCAGTTAAGTGCAAAGGATGAAGAAGCAATCATGGCCGAGGCTGTAAAGATGTGGAACAAACTAACTGTATTTGCAGTAGGTGATAAAGTAGAAGAAGTAGCTGTTGGAGACAAAGTCTATATCAGAACAAGTGCACTTAACTTAGAAATAGTTGAGCGTATTGATATTGACGGAGAAACTAAGTTAGTTCTTAATGAGGGTGATGTTGTTATAATCTGGTAAGTCATGGTAAATATCACAGATGAAGATTGGAGAGGAAACTACACTACAACAACTACTGTACCTTATCCTGCACACAAACCTTTAGTTAATCCTGAGATCACAGGTAAACTCTGTGATAGTTACAAAGAAAGAATTGTAGATCTATCTGAAGGACCTAGACCAACATACTATGGTGGTAAAAATAGTGCCTATGAGGTATTTAAAGTGCTGGATGCCTGGGGACTAGATAAAGATTTCTATCTTGGTAATGTAATTAAGTATCTAGCAAGAGCCGGGAAGAAAAATAAATCTAAAGAAAAAGAGGATTTACAAAAAGCTTTAGTATATTTACAAAGAAGAATTGATTCACTATGATACTGATAAAGACCATACTACT